ACAAGCCAATCTCTTTGTAAGTGTGATTGATTGCAAGCAGAGGAATGTTCTTCATGGTCAGATAAGGCGTCGCCATACGGAACAGACCCTTGAGCGCTTTTGCTCGCGACATATCTGCAACAGACTTTTCGTCTAGCGCGTCTTCAAGTTCTTTCTTTGATGCAAGATTACCAATAGAATCGATAACGATAATCACCTTGTCTTCTTTCTCAAGTTGTTCTAATTGGTTGATTAGATCAAACTTTAGTTCTTCGACATTGGTGATAGGCGTATGCAGAACACGATTCAGGTCAATACCAAAAGTTTCAAAGTAAGACTGAGGAGAACCAAACTCAGAATCGTAGAACAGCATGACTGCTTCAGGATCAGACTTCAAAAACTGTGCAGCCATTTTCAGAGCAAACGAGGTCTTGAAGTGCTTCGAAGGACCTGCTAATACAGTGAGACCAGATACTAGCCCACCACTGAGACTGCCAGACAGCGCGACATTCAGCATAGGCACATCCATAGGCGTTACTTCACGCTCTTGGAAAAACTCAGAATCTGCAAGAACAGAAGTGAACTTAACCTTCGAATTCTTTTTCAGTTTGTTCATTACTGACATATAATTTAATCCTCAAGATTATTAAGATTAACACACTGATCTAGCAGAGGCAGTTTGTCCGACATGCCTGCTAGCATACGAACATCAGAGTTTAGATATTCGCCAGAGTAAGCCCGCGCTTGTTTATAACTTACCTCTTCGTCTACACGCGCACGAATAAATGTAGGAATCATTACGGTTCTGTCATTTAGTGTTGGTGACTTCTCCATCATGCGCCGAACAATGGCAGGATTTGCGTTCTTCACATCTATGATCGTATCATAAAGTTGATTGAAGAAAGTTTGTTTAACTGCTTTATAACCAGCAAGACCAAGTTTAGCATACGCAACTTCAAACACAGTACCGACTTGTGTTTCTGCCGCAGAGAAATGCGTAGTGTGTCGAATCAATTTCATGAAGGCAGAGATTGCTTTATCGCCACCACCAATTATAGCAAAGTCTGCAGACAAAATGCTACCAAGTTCTTGCGAATCATTCATTTCAGGCATGTAGATTACTTTTGCATTGAAAACATCTTGACCGAGCAGCATAATCATTCGCTCAATCGTTTCGATGTTTAGAGTGCAACGAATACACAGCCCTGCATTGATTTGCTTGACAAGTTTGCTGACTGCATTTAGAAACGCTGCGTCATCAAGTGTGTCGTTTTTAAGAACGGGAATATCTGCGCAGAGAACTGCTAGAGTAGGTCCCCAGGCAATTAATTCATCTACATCATCGTAACTAGCGACGCTATTTCTTTCAGTTGACTTAGTATTAAAAGCCACATCTGTAGCGCGAGCAAGAAGATTGTCACCAATAATACCAACGCGCAGTTTTTCGGGTGCGGGCTTTTTGGGTTGTTCAGGAGAAACGCTTTCTTCTTCAAATTCGTTTAGATTTTCTTCTGTCATTTTATACTCCTAGGTGTTTCGGTATGCATATTCGACAGCACGATCTGCTTCTTTTTCTAGCGGTCGACTAGTATACCAGTTTCCATTGTCAATGTCAAATTTTCTGCAGAGTTCTGCGATTTGTTTTGCGGTGATAGGATAACCAGACTTGATTGCATTCCCTGCAGTTGCAACCATAATCTGATACATCTTATGATACCATCCAGTACTTGATATAGTTTGATACTGAACGGCTAGCATTCTTGGCCAGAATGGGCAGTCACGATAGTCTGTCCAAGAAATATGAGTTTTATCTAGCGTCTGCTTACGGTGCTCTATTACAGCCGCTTGCAGTTCAGGTGGTAGTCTATCAAGAAAGTTATTACCTTCGCGTTCTTTGTATGGATGCTTGGCTTTTAGATAGTCAGGATCAATAGCGTCGCCGACATTAGAAAAGATAAAATTATGAGCATCAAGGTACGCAGCAGGAACATAATACATTCTTGATAAGTCTTTTGTCTGTCGGTCACCAATTTCTCCAAGTTCTGCATTGAGTGCATGCCAGAAGTGTCGAATCTCTTCTCTTTCAACTTGTCGTACAATTTCAAAGACGATTCGAAATTTTGGTAGTTCGACAGTACTACTTGCAGTAGAATAACAAACATAGTTATAAGAATGCAACTTAGAAACAAGAAGTTCGTCAAGAGGATGTCCTCCCGTGTCGAAGTCATCTACATCGACCGCTGCCCACTTGCCCCAGTATGACACATTATCATTTGAGCGTGTCGTTCCCTCATGATATATAGCCGGACTGATAAGACCAGCAGTCTTCTTCGTCTCGGGAATTTTCGATAGCCCATAGAGAAGATCAACAAACTCAGCCCACGAATCAAATGACATTCGCTTGTGAGTCTTGTTGTCGAAGCGATTCTTAAAAATTGTCAGTTCAGTTTTCATAGTATCCATGATAACAAATAAGAACTACAATATCAACCAAAGAAGTCCTCAAGCGACGCTCTTGGCTCTGCTGACCAACCGACTGCTGCTAGAATCGGCTCTAGTGGATCCAGAAATGTTTTTGCGAACATGGTGTCGTAATCGACCGAGGCATGTACGCCAAACTCTCTAGGAAGCGCTGTGGGAAAGGCAATCACATTTTCTTTAATACGATTAGGGGTTTTTAGATAAATGAATTTGACCTTTTCACCATCTTGAATCAGTTCATACTTATCTTGTAGTTTTGCGCTGCTCACATGGTGATTGTACAGTAGCGAGCCACGCACATGAATTGGCGTGCCCTTGCTGTAGATTGTGTGCCGATCTTTCCACTTCGTAAGGTCTGACACACCACGAGGAAACGCAATGTTTTCGGGCGCTAGTTGCTTGAAGTCCGCTTTGAACTGTGCAATAAAGTTCTGTGTCTGCGCCTCTGTTCCTTCGATGATAACTTTGAAAGTGTCGCGCATTTTGTCACGCACCACCTGAGGTGTGCTAGACTTGATCGCTTCAATACCCATCATCTTCAACTTAGGCGTAGAATACTGGACGCCCTCGTTATTGTGTACATTCAGAATATAGCGCTTCTTTGCCATCCAGATGCCACGATCCGCAATTGCTTCGCGCTTCATGACCATACGATTTTCGTATGCGCAGGTCTCTTCTGCTAGTTTCGCATATGCGTCTGCGATTTTAGTCTCAAAATGTTCTGCCACTTTGCTCAGAAACTTGACAGGATTGGCTGGCTTGTGCAGATTGACCAAGTGCGCAAAATTAATGTACACCGAGTCAGTATCGATGGCAATCACATAGTCTTCTTTCGTACCAAGAATCTCTTGCATTTCTGCATTTACTGCAGCCTCAGCAACCTTGATAGCGCGCTGACCGTTTGTGGTCACACCCTCTGCAATCTTCTGGTCGAAGTAGCGGAAGTATTTGTTGGCTAGTGCGCCGTAGAGACTGTTCATCAGAATCTTGATTGCCATTTGCTGATTGTCTAGCGTAGCAATTTGGTTCTCAAGTTTCTTTGTAGGCGCCTCTTCGTATTGCTGCTTTGCTTCAAGCATGGCTTTCTTGATGTTCACGCGATCATCATAGAACTTACGAATAACATTAGGAATAATGCCTTCGTAATCTTTTCGGAACATAGCGCCATTTGCGCACTTGGTTGTCTCTACGTTTTCATCATAGCACATTGTCTCGGGCGACATGTTGTACTGAACAATAATGTTCGGGTACAGAGAGTTGAGGTCGAATGATACAACCCAGTCATGCGCACCGACCATGGGGTCTTTCACATAGCCACCGACAATCTTGCCAGCATCGTGATCGATAGGTGGCTTGCCAGGAATCACGATATTCTTCTGAATCAACTGGTTGTAGATGATCGAATCCCAAATGGCGGTCGTACCAAACGTCTCTTGGTAGTTTGTCTTTGCTTGATACGCCATGGTCATCGCCAGAGAAATCAGACCCATCTTCTCTTCGAAACGATCCACAAGCTCAACATCTTTGATGTTATAATCAATAAACTTTTGAAAATCGTGCTTGTACAGAGAGTGAAGCGAACCATATTCTTCGTACGACAACTTGCGTACACCTAGCACAACATTTGCGATATGATCAAGTTTGTACGACTCTTGCTCGCCCCAGGTCTGCTTGCCAAACTTTTTGAAAAGATCAAGGTAGTCTAGTTGTGAGATACCCTCAAGATCATAGGCAATCTCAGTGCCATTGATCATGCGAATCTCGCGCTCGCGCACGAGCCCCCACGGCGAGAACTTCTTGATCGCTTCAAAGCCTAGAATTTGTTGAGCCCGATTGACCAGATATGGAATATCGAACATCTTGCTGTTCCAGCCAGTCAGTACGTCCGGGTAGTTTTTTGCCCACCAGAACATGAATGACTGCAGCAGATTCTCTTCGTCTGAGCAGTGATAGTATTGAATGTGATGATCGTTCAGCGTAGGATCGTACTCGCCCATGCCCCATACATGATAGAGCATCGACTGGTTCGTTTTGACGGCAATTGAGATTACGGGATGCTTTGCTTCGTTTGGCTTAGGAAAACCAGCGTCAGAAGCAACCTCGATGTCAATCGTGCAGACATTAATCTGGTCGCGATTGAATTTAATATCACGGGGAAAAGCTTCGCCAATAAATTGCGTGACATAGTTGGTCTGCCCGTGAACGGAGAAGTTAGGCACACCTTCGTACTGCTTCATGAAGTCAGCAGCGTCCGACATGCTATCAAACTTCATGGGCTCGACGGCTTTGCCAAATAGTGTGTGATACTTCCCTGTGGCTTTCGGGCTCTCTACGAAGAGAGTAGGAGCATAAGGAATTTTACGCGCAACTGCTACACCATCTTCGTAGCCGCGGTAGAGGATTTTGTTACCATATCGAAGAACATTAGTATAGAATTTCATTCGTTATCAAGTTTTATCCATTCAACGTCAGGGTGTGCTTCCTTGACATATATTTTATTTGAGCGTTTTCTGTCGCGTACAGTGCCGCCATATTTCTCATCCAAAATTTGAGTGATAGGAGAGTCAATGACAATGCTGGGTCTATTATACGCTATACTT